GAAGTATGAAGCGACTGTCCGATGCTGTACTCAGAATGGCATTAGAGGTGGATCAGCTACGGTTCACTTCCCCATTTGGCACCAAGAAATAGAAGATATTCTTGTTCTTAAAAACAATAAGGGTACGGAGGACAATCGTGTTCGCAAACTTGATTACAGCATTCAAATCAGCAAACTCTTCTATGAGCGATTTATTCAGGACGGTGAGATCACGCTTTTCTCCCCGCATGATGTACCTGGACTTTATGATAACTTTGGACTCCCTGGTTTTGATGATCTCTACTGTGCATATGAAAAAGATTCGACCATTCCGAAAAAGACTATTAAAGCACAAGAACTCATTCTCAATCTTCTTAAAGAGAGGGCTGAAACGGGACGCATCTATATCATGAATATTGACCACTGCAACTCACACTCATCCTTCAAGGACAAAGTGAACATGTCCAACCTGTGTCAGGAGATTACTCTTCCCACAGATCCTCTCCAGCACATTGATGATAATATGGGTGAGATTGCACTTTGCATTCTTTCTGCTATCAACGTTGGAAAAGTAAAGTCTGATGAAGAACTTGAGGAACTTTGTGACCTCTCTGTTCGTAGTTTAGACGAATTGATTGACTATCAAAAATACCCCGTAGTGGCAGCAGAAATCGCCACTAAGGCACGTCGTTCGCTTGGTATAGGGTTTATTGGTCTTGCACACTATTTGGCAAAACTTGGGTACAATTATGCTTCTCAAGAAGCATGGGATGCTGTACATGGACTTGCAGAGTCTTTCCAATATTTTCTACTGAAAGCATCTAATCAACTTGCCAAAGAAAAAGGATACTGTGAATACTTTGGTCGTACTAAGTATGCTGATGGTATCCTCCCAGTTGATACATACAAGAAGGATGTGGATGAGATCACCTCTCAGGAGTTGGTACATGATTGGGAAGGTCTTAGGGAATCTATCTTGGAACATGGATTACGGCACTCAACATTGTCCGCACAGATGCCATCGGAGAGCAGTTCCGTTGTGTCAAATGCAACCAATGGAATCGAACCACCTCGTGGATACTTGTCCGTTAAGAAGAGTAAGAAAGGACCCCTTAAGCAGATTGTTCCGCAATATCACACCTTGAAAAACAACTATACACTTTTGTGGGAAATGCCTGACAATAAGGGTTACATAAATGTAGTGTCTGTGATGCAAAAATTCTTTGATCAAGCCATATCTGGTAATTGGTCTTATAATCCAGAGAACTATGCTGATAATGAAGTGCCAGTTTCAGTTATGGCAAATGACTTTTTGACTACATACAAATACGGGTGGAAAACTTCGTACTACCAAAACACTTACGATATTAAGACTGATGAGGTAGTTGAAGAGAAACCCAATCTTCAAGATTTGCTAAGTGAGTTAAGTTCAGTAGAGGAGGGAGAGTGTGAATCCTGTGCAGTTTAAAATTTCTTCAACAGAGGAATCAACACAGATTAAAGGCATGACAGTTTTTAATACTGAACAAGTGAACACCAAAAAGCAACCAATGTTTTTTGGCAAACCTCTGGGAGTCCAGAGATATGATTCGTACAAATATCCCGTATTCGATAAACTAACAACTCAGCAACTAGGATACTTTTGGAGACCTGAAGAGGTGTCACTCCAGAAAGACCGTGGAGATTATCAAACACTTCGCCCAGAGCAAAAGCATATCTATACTTCAAATCTTAAGTATCAGATCATGCTTGATTCTATCCAGGGGCGAGGTCCTGGTATGGCATTCATTCCATATTGTTCACTTCCTGAGTTGGAAGCATGTATGGAAGTATGGGGATTTATGGAGATGATCCATAGTCGTTCATACACATATATTATCAAAAATGTTTATTCAGATCCCAGTGAGGTGTTTGATAAGATTGTTACTGATGAGCGTATTCTGGAACGTGCTAAGAGCGTTACAGAATCATATGATGACTTTATTCAATCATCACAACAATATGGTGTATCCGACACCTGGTTACACAATCTTGAAGGAGTAACATACGCAAAGGAAACACTTAATGACGTTAAACGAAAACTCTATAGAGCAGTCGCAAACGTTAACATTCTTGAAGGTATTAGGTTCTACGTTAGTTTTGCTTGTAGTTTCGCCTTTGGCGAACTTAAGCTTATGGAAGGATCCGCTAAAATCATCTCTCTCATCGCAAGAGACGAGAACCAACATCTAGCCATTACTCAGAACATTCTGAACAAATGGCGCGATGGTGATGATCCAGAGATGAAGCAGATTATGAAAGAAGAGGAAGAGTGGACGTATGCTATGTTTGATCGTGCTGTAAATGAAGAAAAGAGATGGGCAGATTATCTGTTCAAGGATGGCAGCATGATTGGACTGAACGATAAACTTCTTCAACAATACGTAGAATGGATCGCAAATAGAAGACTTAAAGCAATTGGGTTAAAGCCCCAATACGATATCTCAGCAAACAACAATCCACTTCCTTGGACACAGCACTGGATTTCCTCTAAAGGTCTCCAGGTTGCTCCCCAGGAAACGGAAGTAGAAAGTTATGTTGTAGGTGGAATAAAACAGGATGTGAAGAAAGACACATTCAGTGGTTTCAAACTTTGATAGATAGGGGAGACAACCTCCCCTTTTTTATGCCTAAAAATCAACTGACTAAAGATGAAATAAAACTTCGTGTATTAAAACTGAAAGATAATCTTTATAAAGACCATATTAGACCAGAAATGGATATGAAAGGACTTGCTCATAAATACCTCAACGAAGTCCTTGACATAATTGATGAGTATAGATATTGACTATGACAACCCTTGGTTATATAATGAGAAACCTTTTACCAGTGCTGATATTGGTGAGCACTTTGGTTTTGTTTATCTCATTGCCAATAAGTCAAACCAACGACAATACATTGGTAGAAAATATTTTTGGCAATTTAGAACACCAAAAGGAAAGAAAAGAAAAGTAAAATCGGAATCGGATTGGAAAAATTACTATGGGTCTTGTCCAGAACTTAAAGAAGACATTATCAAATTTGGCAGAGAGAATTTTAGTAGAACTATCTTATCATTACATAAAACAAAGGGCAAAACAAACTTTGAGGAGACCAGACGACTCTTCACCCACAATGTTCTTACAGAATCCCTTGACGACGGAACGCCAGCCTGGTACAATAGTAACATCCTCAACAGGTACTTCCGAAAAGATTATTATGACTGCGACGACTGAAGACATCGTGGCGCATGTGAGATCTTGGTCTCTTGATCGTGCTGCAGACAAAAGTATCTCTAAGACTGATGCTCGTGCTATTCTTGCAGAGTTTTATGAGTGGATTGAACCTGAGAGTGATGAACTTGAGATTGTATCTCTGGAATCAGAAGATTGACAAAATCTAAATAAAAACTTATAATGCTTACAACCCACCCCCAAAAAGGTGGGTTTCTTGTTATGAGACTTTGAGTGTGAAATTAGAGCCGAGGAAAGTGCCCACCGAGAGGTGTGGTGTACCCCCTTTCTATTCGGATGTAGAGTTCAATTAAATTTAGTGCAAAACATCTTTACTGTAGCCCTGCCCCTTCTGGCAACGGTTACAACCAGTACGGCAACACTGCCATTCGTCAACTACAAGATGCAGGGGCCTCCCCCTCCAGTTGATACCAAACCATTCTCCGTTATTAAAGAGTTTGATCTTGTAGATGAAAAGAAGACAGCAATCCGCGAGGTTGCATTACCAAAGCCAAAAGAGAAAAGGCTTATTTGTAAAGGGTGTAATGAACATGAGAATGCTACCCTGGCATTTTTCCAGGATCGTGGTATTAAAGACAGAAACGCCCTTGCTACCATTATGGGCAATATTCGTCAGGAATCAACTTTTGTTCCTAACATTTGTGAAGGTGGTAGCAGAACCAGTTGGAGTAACTGCGGACGTGGTTACGGACTGATTCAATGGACATCTGCCAATCGTTATTATGGATTGGGTGATTTTGCTAAGAAGTATGGTGGTTCACCATCATCACTTCACACGCAACTTCGTTATCTAACGACTGAGGTTCAATGGCAACGAATTGAGGACAGGATGAAAACTCCTGGTAAGTCTATCGATCGTTACATGAACTATGCGTATAGTTGGATTGGTTGGGGGCATCATGGTGCCCGCACTTCATATGCTTATGACTATGCTAACCGACTGATCACGGTAGAGGTTTGATACAATAGAATAA